CTGCCGTTGTGTCGGGAGTATATTACGGACCTTGACTATAGAAACATCAAGGCCGTCATAATACTCCCGTCCGCAAGACTCTCTGAACCTTCCGGTCCAGAAAGACTTGCCGGCATTCACTTTGTACCCAAAAGTACTCAGTGTGTCGACAACGGACAGCACATAGTCTCTGGGGACGATCAAATCGTCTCCAAAGACACGCACCCTGTCAGTGAAGGAATTAATATCCCCTTCACTGCAAAGCGGAGTGCTGAGCTCTTCGTTTATCCCTAGGAAGATCAAGGTCAAAAAGACCATGGCCTCCACCGGGAAACAAAGAGCTGAACCCATAGACGCGAACTTGGCCAAACGGATAACTCCGTGGCCAGGAACATCAGCCTTCCTCGACCGAGTTACCTGGACAGCCTCAAGCAAAAGAGGATGTCTGGAAAACAAGGCGAGTACGTGCTCATTCGAGACACGATCGGAAGCCTCACTTAGATCAAGTGTGGCAAGGTCCCCGCTGAGGGATCCTTCACGGGCCAGGTTCCTATTAGGTTCCTGATCCTCAATTCCGATCATGGATGAGAGGGGGTAAAACCTCTCGATTCCATCACGAATTACGCCAAAAAGCGCCTGCTGCATATATTGCATACAGGTAGGCTCAATAGCGATAATTCGGGGTGACTTGAGCGTCTTAGGCACAGTGATAACCCTCACAGGTATCTCTGCGTCGGGTTCGAGGAGGTCAAAACTTGTAGACGATGACTGGTAACAGTACATCGTCGCGGAGACAGAAAAACTGTCAACGCACAAATCGGAACTAACGTTCCGGTTTGCCACAAGGTAGTCTTCAGCCCGGAAAACGGACTGAAGTCTGGTGGTCCAGGTCCGCGAATCGTACTTGGCATTACTGCTAAGACGATCCGCGACAGCGCCTGGGCCATGCTTCGGAATGAGGTAATGGAAAGCAAGAATCTCTTCAAGCTTACCAAACATCTCCCCGAATAGCAAATCAGACATCTGCCTAAACCTGTCAAGATAGACAGGGTCCAGGTAAGAGTCTGATTCCTTGACCTCCTTCTCACATCGAAGGAACTCAGACATCGCTAGCTCCTCCCTTTCCCGCGTAACAATACGGGTGGTACCACCATTACTGGTGGAACCGGGAGGGCTAATCTTGCTGAACATCAATGTTAATTGACGTACAGCATAGATTGCTTCGGTGTCTGGATTCTCCAACAGCACGCCACTACTAGGGTCGAACACACGTCCAAGCAAACCTTGAAGGAATTCAGGGAGAGCAATAGGACCAGCAGCCT